GACGGCATAAGTTATGCCGACGATCCCTGTATCATACAGTGGGGAAAGGACGACGACCTCGGACTGCTGCTGAAAGTAGCCCCAATAGAAATTTATAAACGCGGCGGCTTTGGCGACTGGGCGCAGTTCGTTGAACTGTTCGGCATTCCACGACGCATCGGCAAATACAACTCCATGGATACCAAAAGCCGCGACGAACTCATACGCGCGCTCGAAATGTCCGGTAGCGCGCCCTATCTCGTTATCCCCGACGGAACAGCCGTCGAAACCGACGACAAGGGCGCAACGCATAACGGAAACGTATTTAAAGACTTCCGGCAAGCCTGCATCGAAGAAATGCTCATAACCATTCTCGGACAGACTATGACGTCCGTCGACGGAAGCAGTCTCGCACAGGGAAAGGTTCATCTGGAAGTACAGGAAAAGAAACACCGCGCCGACAGGCGTTTCGTGGAACGCATGTTAAACCGTTTTTTCGTACCCATGCTCATTGAACGGGGTTACCCTGTCAAAGGCGGCAAATTTCAGTTCCTCGATAACAAACGCGAACTCGAAGTTGCCGAACTTGTACAACTGTCCGACATTATGCCCATACCGCAAAGCTACCTGCACGAAAAATATAACATACCGCTGCCTGATGGCGACGAACCCATTGCACGACGAACCCAACAGTTCCAAATCGACAGCATGGACGACGATGACGATATTAATAACAGCGACGACGCCCCAAACAAGGGGATTCATCCCCTTGTAAAAGAAAGGTCTTTACCTTTTTTCGTGCCGGCCCGGCCACGCCGGGCTTCCAGTTTCCTCACGTTGATAGATGATAATATCAACGACCGCGTCATCCGGCAGGTAGCCGACGAAAACGGCAAGGCATATTTCAACGCCGAACTGTTCCGATACACTTCCTATACGCTCCTCAATGCGATAAAAAGAAGTTTCCGGCATAACGACAAAAATCTCGTCGACAAATCTTTCGTTTACAACGCACCCGACGACGCCTATATCGCCGCGCTCGAACAAAACCTGTTCCACTTTTCAGCGTCCAAAACGCTCGCCGAAGTAAACGAACTGAACCGCATCTTCCGCAATAGCGCCGGATTTAGCGACTTCTACAATAAAGCGTCACAGACCGCCGAAATATTCAACAAACAGTGGCTCGAAACCGAATACCACACCGCCGTATCCGTAGCCGAATCTTCAAGTACTTACCGGCGACTGATTGCACAGGCAAACATATTCCCCTTCTGGGAATATAAAACCACCGGCGACAACCGCGTACGCGAAGAGCACCGAAAACTGAACGGCGTCATACTTCCAGCCGACGATCAAATCTGGCAAAAAATCATGCCGCCAAACGGGTGGAACTGCCGGTGTTATATCATCCCGCTACTGGCGCATCAGGCAAAAGGTGTTGACATTGAACAAATGCAACAGCGTTGTAAAGATTATTTCGATACGCCCGAATGGAAACGCAACGAAGCGCAGGGGTTCGGCATTAACCGCGCCGTCGAAGCGCAACTCTTTACCGCCAATCAGATGTACATTAACAAGTTCCCCGAACAGTCAAGTAATATGCTCGAAAAAATAACGCCGCAGCAATGGGGCGTCAAACAGTCTTTCGATACCTTGATGAAAGAAGCCGAAAGGGAAGCAGTCAAATATGCCGGTACTGCCGATGAATGGTTCGAGGCAAACAAAACCGTAATCGAAGGCAAAGAACTGTTACAGATAAAAGACTATGCAGGCCGGATGCTTTCCATGTCAAAAGAGAGTTTTAAGGTACATACAACAGATACGGTTAAAAACCGCGCTTTTCGCGTTGCGTTTCTTGACGAAATCAGGGAAATAGCATCCAACCCCGACGAGGTATGGCTCGGACGCGAACAAAAAGACAAGGTAAACAAGGTAAAGGCTGTCAACAACTACAAAATGGTAAAGTTTTACAAAGACGCGGCGCTTGCCGTCGTTTCAAAAATAGAAAAAAATCAGTTAGTATTCAAGTCATGGTATGCCGTTCGTTCAAAAGACGTCCGCAGGGGACTGTTGCTGCGCAAAAAAACGTAGGGGTAAGGCACGATGCCTTACCCCTGTATGCTCGCCGTACTTCCGGCATTACGTCCGCCGTACCGCTGGGATTCGTCACACGTGACAGTTCCGCCCGGCGCGGTTGGATAGCCTGTTTCGGCAACGGCTTGGAATTGATCTGCAATTCACGCTGTAGCTGTTACAGCCGACTAAACCCCCCATCATTCCCAAGGTAGCTATTGTCTTACCCGCGATCACAAACTTGCCGCAAAGATAAAAACATTTAATTAATAAAACAGTGAACATCGAAGAATTTAACGCTTACGTCCAAAAAATCCCGGAACAAATCAACGCTGTCATACCCGGAATAGTCGCTGAAACGGCAGTTATATACTATAAAAACGCCTTTACAATAAAAGGTTTCGACGGCAATCCGTGGGTAGCCGGGAAACCCGAACGGCGCGGCTCGTTACTCGTTCAGAGCGGCAACCTCCAGAACAGCATCCGGCCTTCCGAAGTATCGCCCGACCGCGTCGTCATTTCCGCAGGCAACGCCCTTACGCCATACGCACAGGTACACAACGAAGGATTTTCGGGCGAAGTAAACATACCCGTGCACATACGCAAAGGAAGTAACGTCAAAGCGCACACACGCCGGATGAACATCCCGAAACGTACCTTCATGGCCGAAAGCGAACAACTCAACAACCGGATAAAAGAAGCCATCGACGGCGTCCTCGATACCATCCTGTAACTCATTAAACATTAAAAGTCATGAACAAAGAAATTTACATCGCACTCTGCAACCATTTAAGCAGGCAGTGTCCCGAACTCAACTATATTGACTGGGACACGGGACAACTGAACGTCGCCGGCGAGCGTCCGCCAATCGACTACCCCGCCTGTCTCATCGACGTCAATTATCCCGTCTGCCGCGACCTCACCGACAGAGAACAGTTAGTAACCGCCAACATCATCCTCAAGTTAGTATTCCGACCGTCCGGCGAAACTGGCAACCTTACGCCATGCCACATACGCGAAAAGGGACTCGAATGTTTTGAAGTGATAGAAACCGTTCACAATGCCATACAGGGTTGCGAACTGGGGGGAATCGTCTCCGCCATAAGCCGTTTAAACGCGCAAAAGTCCGTCCGAAAGGACAGACTTCAAATTTACGCCATCACCTACAACACCACCTTTCAGGAAATAATTCCTAATTCGTAATCCGTAATTAATAATTAATAATTACCTACGTCCAGTTCCAAGACGGATATTCATTTTTCAGGTATCTCGTGCACTCATTCGACGACATGCCTTTTAAATACGAATAATAGCTGTCAAACGAAGATAAGATTCGCGAAATCGTCTGATATTCAACAAAAAATTCGTTATTCTCAAGAATACAGACAACATCGTCATACCGACGGCGTCTGATCTCGGTCCAGTAAAAGAACCGCGCAACCATCACGCTGTTACGACGGTTCAGCCGTTTCTCTCTCGTCTTTATTTCATTCAAATCTTCTATTTCCATACTTTATCCGTATTACTGATTTTTAAAAAAAAACCGTCCATATCTTCACAGACCGGGACGGTCAAAAATAGTTGTTAATGAGTGTATCAACATAAATAACCTAATCTTTTTGCCTTATTTATTTCATTTCTTAATTCCTAACCGACAAGGGGATTAATCCCCTTTTTTTCCCCTTCCCAGACAATCGTCACCGTCGCCCTAAACTTTCCAGAACCACCGCAACGCAAACATTCAACCATATACGAATTTTTACCGGCATATTCAATATGATTGCCTCTCCCCGAACATGACGGACAGATAAAACCGGTAAACTCGCACCTTTCTTCCATCACCCCATAATCGGGCGGAATCAACTCAATTACCCGTTTACTCTTACTCATCGCTTTTATTTTATTTCAATTTCTCTACTGTCTCCTTTATCAACTCAAAAGATGAATCCCAAAGCGTCAATTCAACCTGCATTACAACTCTATCTTTATATGTATATATGGGAACCCCTTTTGTAAACCACCCATTATTGACGTCATCCACCGTTGCAAGAATCCTTTGCCTTATGACAATAATATTCTTTTCAGGCTTAAACACCAGCGTATGAGCAATGCGCCCATTCGCAGTTTTCGTATTTATCTGATACGCTTCCATAGTCATTGTAATTAACAGGGGGGCAAGCCCCCTTGTCTAACTCACTTCTTTCTTCGGCTCCACATAAAACGTCTCTTCCTGCGTCACGCCGATCCCCACTTTCGGAAACAGCGCTGCTACATCCTCATCTTCGCGGTCTGCCAGCAGTTTATCCTTTGCCGGCTCTTCCGTTGTCCGCACATACGACGGCAAAAACTCCCTGAGCAAATTCGTAACAGCACCCCACGTGAACCCTTTCAGCGTTTTCAGTTTCGGAGTACCTGTACGGAACCCGAACACGCCATGCACGCTCTCCATGCTCTTTTTCTTCGCAAACAGTTCGTCCCTGTTTTCCGACGCATAAGCCTGCATCACGTCAAAATTCTTTTCTTTAATGTCGTTCAGACGACCCAGTTCATCCGCATACTTCTCGCGCAGGTTCGTCACCTGTACGTCAATCGTTGCATTGATCTTTTCAATTTTCGCGTCCGCTACCGCATACTCGCCAAACGCCGTTTCCATCTGTTCCCTGGTAATGCCAGTGTGAACTACTTTCTTCTCTCTTGCCATAACTAAAAAAAATTAATTGTTTATAATATCAATCACATTCAATTCCCTTACAGAAACAATCATGTTTTCCGTAATAGATGTGTCACAAATACGTTTATTGAAAGAAACAATTGCATCTGCCAAACTTATTGAACGTACAATGTACTGTTCAATCGCTTTCCTTACCGCTCCCGTCTCTGCATTTTCAACAATAAACCTCATTTTTACGATAAAATATTTTTTTCCATCGAAAAACAAAACATCTGAAATCTTCATTTTGTTGATAGATTCGATATTTATCAATACCTTTCCTGCGTAGCGATTCATGTAATCTAAGAAATGCCCGTTAAAATCAGCGTCTTTCGATTTGATTACGTAACTTTCGACAATACGTTTCAAATTCTGAAACTCAACCTCTTTTTCGTAAGAGACTTTTACTAAATAATAATTCATATCTTTACTGTTTTTAATTAATAAAAAATCACATTCCCTTTTCCTCTAATTCCTTAACAAGTAACTGTAACGCCATAATGGCCGTTAATTCTCCCTTTTTGTCGACCTCGGCAATGTCTATTTCAACCGGCTCGCGATCGAAAAACCTGCGCTTCAACTCTTCTGTTTCCATAAAATCTTCCCGCTCTTCAACCGAAGTGATGACCCGGTTTACAACCTTGTCATCTACCAAAAGTTTTACTGCTAAAATTCTTTTCATAACACTAAAATTTTAATTAATAAATATATTGACAATGGGTTTTAACCCATTGCTTAATTCAATCCAACCTGTACATTCCTCATTAACTCCTCATTCGTAATGCTGCAAACCGTCTCTAAATCCTCCTGCTTGTGTTTGAAAGCATAATAAAGACTTCTCAACTGTTCCAGCGGAATTTCATTAAACCGATCCCGCCTCGAAGCCCGACACGCTATCGCCTTTATCATATTTATTTCCGACCCTGCGGCATCCGTTGAGCATAGCGCCACGCTACGACCCATCACCCGGCGCCACCCACCAATCGAAGCAATAACCCATTTGCGCCACTTATCCATTTGCGCCATCGCCGGATCAGCCTGCATCGCCAGCTTATTGCAAATATCAAGTAAATCCTTCGCCGACAAATCCCGGCTGCTCTCCACACCGTACGATTCCAGTATCGCATCCTTGCCTTCCTGACTGACGCCCGCCTTACCCAAAAGCGTATGAAACCTCTTCAGGTACTTCTTCTGTTCCGTTTCCATAAATGTCTGCATAACACTATATCATTCAATTATACAATTATAGTACAGATCAGCAAAACATTGTATTTCATAATCACACTCAGCTTCAGTATCAAATTTATTAACCAATCGCCACTTCCCGAACTCCCTACTTATATAAATGGCCCATTCAGGTGCAATTGAATACAATCTGCATCTTGGAGCAATATGTCTTTTCCTGATAAAAAAACAACCCGTTGCATACATATCCTTTCTATCCATAACTTTTAACTTTTAATTCTTAATTCTTAATTCTTAATTCCTAATTCCTAATTGATTGCTCATCTCCCCATATACTCAGCCGCCCCCTTCTCCCAGATAACAAAATCTTTCATCTGACGTCCGGCGCGGGTATTTGTCATTGCCACAAAACCCTCTATCCTTATTTTCAGATCGGCAAGTTTCATGATGTAGTCGCCTACATTCGTGTCGGGCAGTCCGTTCTTTTCATGGCTCACCCATATCATCAACTTACCTTTCATTTTCTTGCGAAATTTCTCGTAAGCAACAATGTTGAACGACTGACCTTTCAGCGGCGTCAGACTGTCGATGATCAGTATCCCCCGACCTTTGCGCTGGTTCATAGATTTTTCAATCATTTTAAAATCAACCTCTTCATCAGCAACCATGATACCAGTTCCGCATTCCGACATCTTCTCGCGTTTCCACGCATTCTGAAACGTTTTTGTGTTTCCCTGTTCCAGCGTCCAGTACAGAACACGGTCGAAGCGTGTCAGGTATTTGGCCAGTTTCAGCGCAAAACTCGTCTTTCCGCTACCACTCGTACCGAATATAATCCAGCTGCCCGACGTCGGAGGCTCGCCGAAACTCTCTAACCATTTACCGGTAAAAGACATTGTCTTATGCTTTGTCCGGATAATATTGTTATTGGTAAAAAAGGCCATCCTGTTTCCTGACTAAACTCTAATAACTAAACTCTAAAC